CGCTATAAGTGCCGCCGACCCATTCGCACGTAATGGTCGAGAGCTCTCCAGCGGACGCATTGTAGACATCTATACCGGGTAAGAATGTCCCGGTTAGAGTTTGTGTCGGATTCGTGGCCGAGGCCGCGCCGCTTGCCGGCTTGATCGAGATCGTCGTCGTCGTGCCGATGAGGCTCTTTAATGTCGCGTAAGGCTCCGCGCTTGCGTAGCTCATCATAAAAGTTATGGAGCAAGAGTTGTTCTCGAGCCCTTGTCCGAACGTGTGCGCCGAACTTGCGATCGTGTCAGTAACGAGAGCGTCGACTTCGTAGCGAAGGGTCGCACTCTGGACTTGATCGGATAAGTCGACCGAGTTCACGGTTACGACAGAGGTACGGGGAACGAATATCGCGGTAGGCATTAGTTGAGACCTTTCGGGTTTTCTTCTTCTTCTTCGGAAACTTTAGCGCTTTTAGGTGCTTTAGTGGTGGACGGTTTTATATGTCCAGCGGCAAGAAGAGAGACGACGTTTACGCCGTCCTCGAGAAGCTGGAGATCGGTAACTATTGAGCCTTGCTCGTAGTTCGGCAGTCTGCCGGAGACGATTTCGTATTTGTTCATTATCCGTAGAGCTCCATCTGGAAACGGTACGCGAGCATTTCCACGCCGCTAACTGTAGCCGATAACGGGTTCGCCGACTGTAATATCGAGCCGGCAAGACTGCCGCCGAACGTCGGATCGTTTTGTAGTGCGGTACGGATAGAGCCGGCTCCGGTTCCGGCGAGGTAGGCGTCGAGTTTGTCTTGGGCGCTTCGTTCGTTCATTCGGCCTACGATTACGGAGATATCTATCGAGGCTTGATCGAGGGACGCTTTCGGTAGTACGAGATCCCAGTTAAACGAGAGCTGTCCTACGATCGCGCCGGGAGGGACTAGAGAGTCTGGGATCGTGTCGTAACAGCGGAGATTCGGGACGTTTTGGAGCGCCGTTTTTATTGCGTCTCGGACGGTGGACGGTGTCATTAGGCGAGGATCTCTCGACGATAAGCGCGAACGATGGAGCCGATATCGCGGCCTAGTGGGCCCATTCGTACGACGCCGAGTTCGGATAGTCCGACGACTCCGCCGATCGACTGGGCTCGTTTCACGTAGTCCGATGTAAGGATTAAACAAGCCTCGACGATGTCGTCCGGAGGTATGCCTTCGTACCAACCCCAACGAGCGGTAACTTCGACGCCGGGCCGTAGGTTTATTGGTGACGGAAAGAGCGTCGTTCCGACCATTGTTACGACGTAGAACGGCCTCGACTTTTGAGGTGAGGTTAACGGGTCGAGAATATAGTCGGAGCCTTGCGTAAGTGTTGTCTCGAAACTTCCGTCGCCGCCGGTATCTAGTTTTACGATCACGCCAGTCGCGGAAGATATGTCGTCGACGATGAGACGGTAAAAGTCGGTCGCGCGATATTTGCGAGCGGTAAGGTTCGCGTCCGCATAGAAACGGCGGTTCGCCATTTTGTCGATGGATCGAGAAGCGGCTTCGATACCTTGTTCGATTACGAGCGTCTCGTTCGCCGTGATCGTATCCATACCGACGTAAGCTTGGAACGCGGCGACCGTTGTATATCCGTTCGTGACTGCCACGTTTTACCGCTTTCTAGTAGGCGCTTTTTTTGCTGGACTTTTCTTTACTTGTTTCGGAGCGACGGGTTCCGTTTTTGCGATGGTGTCAAGCCGATCCGGTACGGGAGAACCGCCGTCCGTCGAGAGAGGGTTCGAGCCGAACCGGCTTAACTCTTGGCGAACTTGGTTCGCGCGATCAGTAAGGCCACGCGCGACAAGACTAGCTAGTTCTTGCTCGAGGGCTTTTAGATAGTTTTGGTTCATAGTTCCGAGTCCTAGTCCGGATCGTCTCAAGGAAGAACGATCCGAACTAGGTAGCTAGGCAACGATTAGAACGTCGGAGTTACGAGACCGGTTCCGCCGATGATCGCTCCCGATAGTGGGTAACGCTGGGCGGTGAACGCCGAGAAGCCGAAGAGAACGATTCGGATCGCGACCTTTCCGTCCGGTTGCTCGAACCGTACGTAGGTTGGCATACCCGGAGCTTCCCACAAGTGCATCTCGTCGGCGGCGACGATGTAGATAAGGTCTTCGTTTCCGCCTGCGCCGTTAGTTGTGGTGACGTTCGCGTCGGTAATGATCGGGAGACCGAGCATTGAGTATTGACCCGACATACCGTAGCCGAGACCCGAGTAGGTTCCCTGCGCGTTCATTGGGCCGTTGGCGTTAGGTACGACGAGAGGACGTCCGGTCGAGTCTACTGCGGCGAGCAAGAAGCCAAGTCGGCGAGGGTGCATAATGATGTGAGTCGGGCCGGCGAAGTAGTTCGACTGAATCCTCTGGATACCGTCTACAAGTTTTGGATACAGCTCGGCGGCGGTTGGGCTCGCGTCGGTGTAAGTGATTACCTGCGTATAGGCGGTAGTCATACCGGTAGGCGTTCCGCTTGAGCCGGAACCGTTAAGGATTCCGTCGTCGAGCTTCGTGTGATACGCACGAATAAGATCGGCGAGTACGACTTCTTCGATGTTTGCGCCGCGGAGGATCGCTTGCTTCGAGACGTCTTGCATACCGGAGATCGTGTTCACGTTCACGGTTAAGAGAGTGTCGTCGATGTTTGTTTCTGTCGCGGTGTCGTTCTCCGAAGCTTGGTAGCTAACGGCGGTTCCGGTGGTGACGCGTGAGATGTTTACGGTCATACCTTGTACCGGGAGGACGTGCTTTCGCGCGATGTCTGCCGTCGGGCGTCCAGCTCGTGCGAGTGGTGCGTAGAGGTCGATCAAGTATTGAGGAACGACAAGGCCGGCGAAGTTTGCGGTTCCGACGTCGCGCTTCTCGAGTTTTAGTTCGCGGTTGTAGCGCGAGATTCTTTCGGCGGCGTCGTAGTCGCTTCCGAATTGTGCGGACATAGCGTCGGCGAGAAACGAGTTCTCTCCGCGAGCGTGATAAGTCGGCTCTTCTGCGGTGACTTTCCAGCCTCCGACGTTACGAACTTCGACGTCTCCGTCTACGCGCTTAGCGAGCTCGGCGGCTTTTTGGTTACGGACTTCGAGTTCGGAGATCTGCTCGATACGTGCGTCGAGTTTTTCGATCTCGAGCGCGAGAGCTTGGACGTTCGCGACTTCGATCTCGTTTAGATCGCGGTCTTCTTCGCTTGCGCGGTTAAGTGTTGCGTCGACGAGTTCGGCTTTTGCGGAACGCTTTTCGCTTAGGTTATTGAGGAATGGGTTAGACATTGGAGAGAGTCCTTTTCGGGAGTTGCCGGTATGGGTGTATCCGGGTGTCGCTACCTATCGGGACGGGTGTCGCGCTTGGCGAGGTGCGTCTACGATTCGGTCGAGGTGCGGCCTACTGGAATAGTAGCGGAAGGTTATTCGCTAGTGGTGGATTCTAGTTCGGCGAGAATCGCTTCGGCGAAGCTCTTCCCGGGGTCGCCTCCCCAGAGAGCCCACGCGATCCGACCGGCGGAAGGGTAGCCGGGTTCGCCACGATCGAACCCTTGTCCTTGTTTGTCGACTTCGTGCCGGGCGAAGAAGGACGCCATTCGTCCGATGGTTTCCCGGGAAAGGTTCTCTCGGTTAATAATCGAAGAAGCTCGAGCGACTCCGACTTCGGTTCCGCCTCGACCGTACGCTCGACGCCATTCGAGGCCGCGTCGCGCTTCGGCGACCATAGCGTCCGTCGGTGGATATCCTTCGGCTCGATATACGTCTTCGTCTTCTTCGTGTTCTTCTTCTTCGTAAGGTTGCCACGCGTTACAGTAATAGCCGCCGTCGACGTAATCGTCCCAGCGCGTACAGTAGGCGAGCAAGTTTTCGCCGGCTTGCTGGACTTTGTCTTCGTTAAAGTAGGCGCAATTACCGCAAGCTCTACCTTCGGGAACGTCGCGAGATAAGGCCGGACGATAGTTCGTAGGTAGTGCTCGATCTTGAGCTTCGGCGATGTTAAGCGCGGCAAGTTGGGCGACGGCTTCGCGTCTAGTTTGATGGCAACCGGCGAGAGAACCGTCCGCGTCTTTTATGACTGCGTAACCGGAACGACATTCTTCGTTATTGGTTTCTATATGCCACGGCATAGCGTTAGTCGATATCGGGCGTTAAGACTCGAACGACTTCGGTACTCGCCGCGACGATTCCGTATAAAGTTTGCCGGCTTGGAATAATGATCTCGAGCGGTGCGGTGTGCTTTTCCGTGTTGAGTCCGTTAGATGTTGTAACGGTTTCGCTACCGAGATAGACGACCGAGTTTCCGACTACGTGTAGATATACGCTTCGGTGAGTGTCATCGGCGGCGACGAGAAGCGTCGGAGATGTTGTAACGGTTACGGCAGACGAACGCATTATCGGCGGATCTTGGAGATTACGTTTTCGAGTTGTGCGAGGTTCGGCTTTTCGAGTACGTCACGAACGGAAGAAACGGTAGCCGATTCTCCGTACGCTCCGAAAGTTACGAGAGACACTTCCGCGAGATGGGCTTTCACTCTTTCGATTACGCCGTTCGGACGCTTGCGATCTTTAAGCGGTAAGAAGCCGACGCTTAGATTTGTTAGAACGCCGTCTCGAACGAGTTCGAGTATTTGGTCGCCGCGATCCGTTTTACTTACCCGGAACTCTCCGTAGAGTCCGCGTTCGTCTTCGCGTAGAACGTGAGCTCTACCGATCGGGAGGTTCTTTGCGTCGTGGCCTTGTAAGAGTTTTACGCGATGAGCGGCGCGAGTTACTGCGTCGAACGCTCCACGGACGAAGACTTCGGTTAGACCCGGGTGGATCTTTTGTTCGACGTCATACGGGACACATATTCCGCATACTGTCCGACCGTCTAGTTCGGTTCGTACTTCGAGATCTAGTTCGTAGCTTCTTGTTTCCATTGTTTATATCTCCTCGCTAAGAGGGTTCGGTTCCGCGAGTGCGGAAGTTGTTTCGGCTTCGCCGATCGAGGGACGGTTCTCGAAGTCGGTTCGTACTTCGTCGACCGTTAGGAATCCAGACTCGAGCGCGATCTTGTGCGCTTGATATCGGGAGAGAGTATCGGATCGAAGTAACGCGTCGACGTTAAACTTTGCGTACTGTCCGCGCGGAAGATAGTCGGTAAACGTGGCCTCGATACGTGAGAGCCACGGAGTAAGACTCCAGCGTAGAAGGCTTTGGTTTTCTTGTTCGATGTTTGCGTACGTGCGCGAAGAGTTCGGAGCGCCAATATACGAGCCGGGGATCCCGAGCATATTTGCGACTTCCGTAAGAGAGAACGTCCTGGACTCTACGAGCTGGGAGTCTTTCGCGTTGTCGGATAGTTGCTCGAACTTGATCGACTCGTTAAGTACTGCCGGCTCGCGTGACGTTCCGCCG